ACCATTCGAGTTGCATCACTCCATCCTTTCACATGCTGTTACCCATGCTATGGCTTCGTCCTTGGTGTCGAACACCATGCGCTGCTTCGTGGTGTGTGACCATGCTTGGTAGTCATGCACTCGGTCGGCGAAGTGTCGTCTCGCCCGAAAAACTCTATGCACCTCGCCGACCTTGCGTCTGCTGTTGCCAGTGACTCGTAGGTACTCCCAGCGTTGGGTGTCATAGATTGCGCTGTCCCATACGTAACTAGAATTCATAGCCGCACCATAGCGATAGCAAACGCTTTAGCTTCGTCCTCTGTGTCGAACCGCCGTACTGGGCCTTTGTCTAGACTTTCCACTTTGAACCTCCACAGTTTCATTGGTTGCTTGGTCTCACATAACTCAAGGTGCACAGTTGCCAAGATTCGCCACGAAGACCATGTACTGTCCTCCACGTCGTATAGCCGCCAGCCCCCAAGCATGCCGTCTCTTATGAATGTGCGCCACTCTAGTTGCATGATGCTTTCTCCAAGATGTAGAGAGTCCACAGGTATGCTTTGGCTTCCTCCACATCAGTGAAGTACCGAAGCCCTCTACCCATGGACAGGTCTGCGTAGTAAGTGCCGAGCTCATCACTGACACAGACGACTTCGCCAACGATTCTGCGGTCATACTCTTCATCACACAGATACCATTGAACGAAGCCAGCCGTGTCCCGAGTAGCTTCTTGCGTCGCTACCCAGTGTGTCACTGCTCTAACTCGAAGTGAATGTTCTCACCCCATGGTGCGTCGACATCGCTACTGATACACCACACGACTGGATAGCCGGGGTCTTCGCCGAAGCCTGTGTAGCCGTCAGTCAAGCACACGAACACCTGAGGCTCGATACCCTGCTTGGCACAGAAGTCGAAACCTGCTGGCATGTCAGTGCCACCACCTGAGTAGAACTCGAGGCCAACTGCTTCACCACAGTCGAACTCAACGTGCTTCTGGACTTCAGTGTCGGTGTACAACACATGAACTTTCTCAGGGCGGCATTGCTCGATGATGCGGGACAAGTGACCGTTGTAATAGTCCAGCTCCTTCTTGCTGATAGAACCAGACACGTCGACCTGAACAACAAGCTCACCCATCTGTGGCAACTTGTCTACGCTTGGCAGATAGTGGTCAACGAAGCGACGGTTAGGACGACGCCAGCTCTGACCCTGTGCGACACATGCAGTCATATGCTTCTCGAGAATCTCATACCAAGGAGTCTTGACCTCGAGCAAGTTGGCAACCAACTCGGCTAGCTTACCGGACAGCTTGCCACGCATCTTGGCTGCTTGCGCTGCCTCAGCGATCTCGACTTTGATCTGGCCTTCGATCTCCTTGATCTCGTCAGGTGTCAGCGGCTTGCCCTGACCATCAGCACCGATGCCATAGATAACGTCATCACCTAAGCCGTTGTCACCGTGGTCGTCAGGCAACTCGTCATAGATAGTCTCGGTCGTCTTGTCTTTGGAGCCAGCCATGTTGACTGTGTTGGGGATACGTTGGCCCACGTTGCTGTCGTCGAGTGTGTCGTTAATCCAAGCATCGCCTGCATAGTTCCACTTCTTGTGGTTGCGAGCACCCTTACGGATTGCATGCTGGCCAATGACGTGGCCTACCTCGTGGCACAAGCCCCACACAATCTGAGGCACAGTCAACGACTCGATGAAGTCATTGTTGTAATAGATGTTGGCACGGGCATCGACTGCCAGTGTTGGGATGCTGTTGTCACAGATGAGCTTACGACGCAGCAGGATTGCTGCGAAGAAGGGGTGGTCCAAAACAATTTGTGCCTTGGCTTTTTCGAGTTTAGTTGCCATTTGCTTGCTCCAGTTTTTCAATTACACACATTGCTACCGCGTTCTCGAACGGGATGGAAGTCAGACTCACAGCCTGTTTCTTGTTACGCCGCCACACACGTTCACTGCCATACCCACTGCTCTCGATGAGAACAATGCTCGGCTTAATCATCTCGTACACCGATGTTGGGATCATGAATGTAGAGTTGATAGTCACAAACCCAGATGGATGCTCTACCTCCTTACGATGGATGGGCGCATACACAGGTTGCAGCTCAATATCTTTCATTAGCTTATAGACATGCCTCGCCGTACTGATTGGGCGGAACACAAAATCAATTAGCCTCATTGTGTAACTCCTTTATGTGAATCTCGCCCTTGCTGTTACGCTTGGGCATTGCCTTACCATCAGCGATAGCATCCATCACCCGCACCAACTTACCCATCG